GCAACCTCGGCCGCATCCATCCTGAGCCATCGGCCCAGGACCGTCGCGGGCGTCTCTGTCGACTCCGCCTCGGTCTCCTTGGTGTACTGCTCCAGGTTGGTGATGATCGAAGTCGCTTCTTTCAGGTCGAGCGCGCCACCCATGATCAGCGTGTCCAGGTTCGCCATCAGGTCGTGGCGGAAGGCCGCGTAGGCTGCGGTCTTCGACTTCTTCCGATTGTTATTGAAGGTCTCACCGATTTCGCGGAACAAGCGCCGCGCGTCAGAACGCTCGGCCTCGGTAGGGATGATCTTGGACGGTGAAGCCTCGCTTTTGGGGACCAGCTTTGCTATGTCCCTGGGGAGGGCTACGGCACGACGGGTCGCAGCCGGCTTATCCTTCTTCCCACTTCCGGCTGAACGCCCGGATCGGCCGACACTGTCGGCCGCAGTGCGCGCCCCTCCGGGGCGCCGTCGGCGAACGTCCCCTCCACCGCCGCCTTCTGCCGCGGACTGGGCTGCCCTGTCGGTTGTGGAGTCTGGCCTGGTTTGCTGAACGGCAGCGCCCCGTCGCGCAGAGTCGTCTGGGCTCTGAGGAACCTTTGGTGGGCGCCCTGGCCGGCCTGGCGCTGATTGAAGATTTGGTCCTGCCGCTCGGGGGTCAGGACGGTGTGGCGCGACCGGAACAGTTGCGCGGGAGAAAGCTCTTGTTCCTGGGAAACCGGTGGATGATTGTCCGGGAACAGGCCTGAAGGTGGGGCGGAGGTTGCGGACTCTGGGTTTAGCAGGCTCCGCAAGAAAGCTGCGAAGGTCGTCGCCGAGGCCTCCGACGGGAAGGTCAGGATCAGTTTGTTGTGGTCTTGTTCTATCATCGTTCATTCTCAACCCCATTTACTTTTCCGCCGCACTGCCAACGCACACCGTAATCGTCCGTGTACTCACCACGCTTTTGTTTCCACAAAAGGCTCGACTGATCCGGTATGCCCAGCCCACAAGACGACGCACTGCCAACGCACACCGTAATCGTCCGTGTACTCACCACGCTTTTGTTTCCACAAAGGCTCGGCTGATCCGGTATGCCCAGCCCACAAGACGACTTGCTTGGTGTCCTCTGGCGTTTCGATCATGTCACCAACAAAATAAAGAAACACCGGCTGCCACTTTTTGAGATCGCTCATATCGAATCCTCTTCGTCCCAATCAGGAATCTCGATAGTCTGGTTTTTCAGTTCATGAAAGCAATCACTAAGAAATTGAATCCTGCCATCCACCACGATCGAGTGACAATGGTGCTCCGGCTCGTCTTTGTTGCAATTGATCGACGGCGTGAAAGTCGGCTTGTCCATCGAACCGTTCCAGCCCCATGATGCACCTTGGGAATTCGTGTGGCCATTGACCGAGACTGCGTGGCCATATCGTAATCGGCGGTGTCTACGACGGCCCACTGGCCTTGTGTCAACGGTATTAAGCGGTACAATAGTTTGGAGGGTGTCATGCTCGCTCCTTGGGCGAATAGGCTTGTCCGGCGTTTACAGCGCCTGACACCCCATTTTAACATCATATGAACTCCAATCGGTTCATCTTCTGTTTCCGTTTTGAATATATCTCCAACTTCCTGAGATGATCGTTCCCGCTGGTCAGTAACATCCCGGCCCCGGTGACACTCGGATCACGCAACCACTCCGGCATTTGGCCTCGGGTGGGGGAGAAGCCCGACATTTCGAGTTCTTCCTTCGTCAGCATTACGTTCTTTGACAACTTCGTTTGGCATGGATTTGGGTGGTTTTGTTCGAGTGCTATCCAGCCAAGAAATCCGGACATTAATACATCGTCGTGGCCCACAGCAACGTTCCAGCGGAAACCCATTTCCAGTTTTGACTTCTTCATTTGTTCGACAAAAATTTTGTCCTTGGGCACAACACGCTTGTTGTGCAACGCGGTCCTAAACAACGCAAACATCATTCGACGGTATCGATCCGAAGTCTCGAATCCGTAGGCCATGCCGTGCTTGGACATATCGGCTTTGTCGTCACGACCCTTCCAACGATACTGCGTCGGGTAGTAGAGACGATCGCGCAATGTGCTCATCACGATGTACCCCAAGCTGCCCGTCAACTCGACGTTGACCATCGCGCCGTTGAAGTAATAGCCCAACGCGGCGACGATCGGGGATAGCTCCTCTGGGCTCACGCGCGACATATACCTGGCAGCAAGATTTCCGGTCTCAGCATTCCAGCAAACCATTGCGCTGTAATCGCCAGGAGCCATCGTGGTTTCCTCACCACGGGCTGTATCCACACCGATGAAATAGTGATGACCTTTTTGCGGGGTCTCATAAAGACAAAGCGGACCATCAGTCCCTTTTTGTACCTCCCCACGCTTGCCATCAGCAGACAAAACGCACCTTCCCTGCCACGGAATCCTGACCACTGAACTGTCAGCAAATTGCATCTCTTCGATAGTGAAAGCGGGATTTCCAGTGGCAATGAACGCCTCTTCTGGCGTCCCTGGGAACTCAGCCCTCCACCGTTCGATGATTCCCTCACACCGGGTAGCCAGAGTGTCGCGAAACCACGCAATCTGGCCCCGGCTAATACTGACCTTCTTGCCCGTCTTCCAGTGCTTGATGTCGTTCATCAGGAAGCGCTCATATTCATCTCGTGGAGCGTCTTGAGCGAACTCATCGGGGAGCGTGTACGAATCGTCACCCCACCATGGAAGGAATATCGGCAAGAACTCGTTCTCGCCGGACACCGCGCCTTCCCAGTATTGGTAGTACGCTTCACCGGGGCCTTCCATGCCGTTAGCTGTTGATTCTATTAGACTTATGTTGTTCGGATCGGAAGATAGTGTGTTCATCAGTGACGTGAATACGCCCGCCTGGGGATAAAATCCAGCCTCGGTAGCGTGCAAGAAACTAGAAGTCAAACCGCGTGCGCCTTCGACCGTCGCGGCAGTGTGATGTGTGTATATGGAATCCGGGCCGTCAGAATGTGGCCAAGTTAGAATCATCTTGGTAGGCTTCGGCGCGTTCGGGTAAAGCTCCCGACAATCATTAAAAAACCCACACGCCGTCTTGAAGTTCTCGGCGGCGACATTGGCCTTCTGTGCAACACAGCGCGCCAGCGCTCCCGGATGCGCAATGCAGTGCGCTTGACCGAGGCCCGTAGAGAGTAAAGAAATTCCGACTCTGCGAGCTTTGAGGAAAATAATATACAGCCGGCGGCGCCGCGCAAAATGCGCCCTGGCCATATCGAAAACTTCTTGCTGCTGGGGACGAAGAATGAAATTAGGAAAGTTTCCCGCGTCGCGATCTCGAATCACAAGACGACTGAAGAATTTCTCAACGTGATCCAATTGCAACGGAATGACGGGCCTCCTGCTTAGCTCACTCTAGCAAATTCTCCATACAATTTGAGCGCGGCTTCGTTGTAAATGCTACGCCCCTCTTCTATGGTGTCGCACACTCCCAAGTCCTTTGTCCCTTTGGGTCATACATGGAAAACCAGCAACGGTCGCCCACACGCTGTGCGTCACAGGCATCAATCACAGATTGCTTCCCCTTAGTAAGAGGAAGAATTCCTACATCCCCGACTATGGTAACCGGGCGTGGCGGCCTTACCATCATCGAATTTCCCCCTCTTCTTGTCCGTCGAACCGCAGCTTGTTCCGTTCCTCCGGAGGAAGCATCTTCTCGCGATTACGTTCGCGAACGCATTGAACTCCGCAGTATCGGTAGGGCATGGGCACGCCTGTCTCGGGATCTACTTCCGCCCCGGACATAATCCACTGACTCTTTCGAGATTCCTCCAAGGTCTTTCCGCAGCCGGTGCAACGCTCCTGGTTGCTCTCGTCCATCCTACCCTGCAGAGTCTCGGCCGCGAGGTCACACTGGTGCCGCATCTTCGCCAACATCTCCAGGCCGGAGGCGACCGGGAGCTTGCGGAAATACTGCCTGACCTCCAGCTCCGTCGCGGAGAGCGCGAGCGCGGCGGCGACGTTGGCCGCGGCGAGGGTGGAGTAGGGATTGCGGGGATTTACGACCGCCGGCTCGGGCTCAAGTTCGGCCCGCAGGGCTCTGACCACGGCGGAGCCTGCATCCGCCGCTTCAGCAGCTTCAGCAGCTTCAGCTTCAGCGCGCTGGGCTTCAAGAGGGGAGGCATACTGGCGCTCAAGTGCTGCTGCCGGCTTGACTGCCAACTTGGGCGCCGGTTTGACTGCGGGTACGGTGCCAAGGCCCTGGGTGGGCTGACCGGTATGGACTGCGGCGAGACGTGACATTTGGGGTCCTTTCAGTTCGAACGCGGCTAAGCGGTGACCGATCCATCCGGGTTGATAGTGATCGGGGTTTTTTCTTCAGAATTGAGAATCTTCTCCAGCTCGTCGATGGTGGGACGCTGAGGCACAACATAGCACGCAATCGCCAGGTTCATCGCCATGGTTGTGTTGCGGAGGTCGCGCATGGCGGCGGTCTTGTCCGCGCAGTCCGGCACGGAAGCGTCGAACAACTCGGCGAACTCCTTGGCCTTGGCGCGAAGGGTGTTGTAGGTTTCGACTTGAGCGGGAGTCGGGGCGTGATATTGGAACCAATTATCCAGGTCAGTTTGTTTCATTGTTGCTCCTTTTCAGTACATCTCCTGTTCGCGCTGGGCCGACTCTTCCGGCGTCAACGGGGCTCTGGGGTCGCCGTAGAGGTGGAGCATGAGTTCGCTTCCATGCGCCACCCTCGACCAATACGCTTCTTCGGTACGGAACTCTTCGCGACTGGCAATGTGGTCGTCCATCTGAGGCGCCA